CTTGCCTCCCTTGCCGCCCATATCAAAATTAACTCTAGGAACCATCGTCAAATCCTTTTTTATATTATCTAGTTCTTTTTCACTCAAAGCCGACTTTAATATACCATAGCCGTTTCTTGACAATATAGAATACATTCTTTAATTATATGAATTAGAAGAATATATAAATGATTGTCATTTTTTTATATGGATTATAGTATAGTAAGTAGTATAGTATTATGTATATTATAAATTCGTTTAGAGCCTTAGCCGTAATCCTATTGGCGACTATATTGATTATTAAAGAGGTGCCTTTTAAAGCTCTGTTTAAAGATGCGATGATACAGTTCTACTTGGCGTTAGCCTGTATGCTATTTCTACTACTCGTTGATAATATCTTCGGGTTCATATTATCCATCTGCCTATTATCGCTATACTTTAGAATATATACTAGCGAACTCAAAAATAAAAAGGTATCTGGTGAAGGTAGCGGTGACGAATGTAAATGCGATGGCAGCAGCGGTAGCAGCGGCAACAAAGAGAACTGTTCGTGTAGCGGCAGCAGCGGCAGCAGCGGCAGCATAGCTGATAGCAAATGTTCTGGCGATAAATGCGAATTAAATATGGCGCATCTTGATACCAATAAACACGCTAAGTTAGCGGGAGCAGCGGGAGCAGCGGGAGCAGCAGGAGCAGCACAAGATACGCAAATGATGACATTAAATAGCGCTACAGGTGAGATACTAGTGCCTTATATAACAGAAGAGAACCTTCTAGCCGCGCAATCAAATATCGTTAATCCTGTAGAATATAATAAGGAGTTGAATGATGTAGATAAGAGCGTGTATGGCTCGCAAGGATTGGACACTAAGAATATACATATTAGAGGCTATGATACAAGTAGTGAACACTTGGGAACTCTAACATTTGCTATTGTATAGGACTTAGGACAAATTAAAAATATAGATTATTATTAAGAGATTATTAGATTTTTTAATAATGTACGAAGGGTTCGTTTCTAATACTGAGAATGATAAAATAGTAGAGCAAATATTCACTATTCTAGGATACTCCACGCTTACGCTTGTGGTATGTGGCGCTTTATTGTGGGCGTATTATACTACCGATAAAAACCAGTATTTATTTATATCTGTATTCTCGCTGTTTGTGCTTTTCTACGCTATCATCATCATAGCAATTGTAGTAATAAATAAGAGCAACTACGATGCTATATCCTACGCCATCCTATTTGGTATCACAATATTCGTAATATTCACCACATTCTTTGTATGTGTCTTTTTCCTTCTTAAAAACTTTAACTTAATATCTTCAGGGACGGCTAGCACCGGTATTGCTAGAACAAATATAGATGGTATGGGTAATAATGCTGGTAATGCTGGTAATGTAGCTAATGGGGATTATAGGAGATACTAGGCACCGTCTAGATATACTCAAAGAATGACAAAACATAGATTATAGAGAATAGCGAAGCGGATTTTATATATATATCAAAGTTATTTAAATTGTCCTGTAAATAATCGGGCATCTTCTCATACACTGTATTAATAATACCAGAATGATATATGATAACCGCTAATATCACCAATATTAAACTCTTTTTTGCTACCTCCGTATCTAAATACGAAGATATGTTGTCATACTTACTATATCCATATGGAGATGAAGGATATGAAGGATAATGCGGCGACATCGGCGGATGCTGCGAAGCGTGCTGCGACTGCTGCGATTGCGACTGCTGCTGCGGCGACAGGGGAATATAAGGGGGTTGCTGAGCTTGCGGTGTTCTAGGTTGTTTAGATAACATTAGTTCTTCTTGGAATTCATTAAGAACATCTTGGACGATTGGGTCGTTAATGTCGTTAGCATCGCTAGCCCCACCCGTTCCCTGTTGCGTTTTCATAGGTAATGTGCTTATAGGCGTTGACATTTTCTGTTATAATTCTATCTATTGATATATAATATTTTCAATATTTAGCATATTACGCGATATATCTTCACTCGTTTCTTTATATGCTTTTTCATCTCCTTAAGTAGCGAAGGCTCGCTCAAAGAAACTAGGGGCGCTCAATAGATTATCAGGGGCTATATTGATATCATAGGGTTCTAAGGGCTTGTTAATGTCTAATGGATTACATTTAACAGGGTAGGACTTATACTTATAGCAAGTATTCTCTAGATTAAAAACCTTACCTTCAATATCGCTGATATTAGGCGCAGAATATAGCACACAGTTATCTTTACAAATGCGCCTAAAAAGCAGCGCTAGCGCTAGTCCAAATAGCGCACTAACTATTATTTGTCCTGTCTCGTCATAAAACATCCTGTCTATAGTAATCCTTAATCCCGATGCGTCCTTAGCCTTTTTACTCATTCTAATCTATAAAAATTAAAAAAATAATTGATAACCATCTCCTTATATAATAGGCTGTGTTAGGGATGCTCCGGTACATTTAACCTCCTCTGCGTTAAACTTATAGCATAATTGGTTATGGTCTCTATATACTATTTTATTTGCGTTATAAGGCGTGGGATATTTTATGATACTCCTGATAGGTGGAGACGAAATATATACATACATAACTCCTAATAAAAAGGCTATTATAAAACTGAACCAGTTAATCCTAAATGTCCTGTTGTCTTGCGTGGTTAAAACCATAATAATAACCTCTATTTATTTATCTATTTTATAATTTTATTATGGCGCCTTAGGCTTCTTATAAGATGGGTCTTTAATACATCTATTTGTTTTAGGATTTAGTATTTTACCTTCAGGACATTCTTTTTCTTTCGGGGCGGCTTTAGGCTCTTTAGGCTCCTTAGGCTCTTTAGGCTCTTTAGGCTCTTTAGGCTCTTTAGGCTCTTTAGGCTCTTTAGGTGGCGCTACTTTAGGCTTCTTATAAGACGGGTCTTTCACACATCTCTTAGTTTTTGGATTTAGTATTTTACCTTCAGGACATACATTTGCTGCGTTAGCGTTTTTCTTATCATCCTTAATGACCCTTTCGCGCTCATTTAAGTTTATATGGGCGTATGTGTATATTTCAGGGACATTAGATGCGTCGTATTTGTAATTTAGATATTCATATAAAGCATCTAGCGTCCCAGCCTCCCTATATATATTATAGAGTTCGTCTTTCTTTCCCTAGGGTTCTTATATAACTCATCGTATTTCATTATCTTTTGCTCTATAACATTACTTTCATCGCTCTTGTATTTGTTATAATCGCCAACCTGCTTTTTAATTATATTTAACTTAGCAGGCTCAGTATCTTTGCTATACATATTGATATTTAAGATACTTTTTTCTATATCTTTTAATATTTCCATTTACTAATATGGCGGATAAAAAATACTAACAAATTAATATGACAGGATGTCTTCAAACATACCCTTATAAAATGTTTGAAGGCTTTCTGCGGGTTTTAACTGTTCCTCATAAACGCTGCGCGGTATATACTTAATAACCACCTTATCTTTTTTACATACCGATTTATTATTATAATAGCCTTGTATAATCATTAAAGAGCCTATAAATAATAAAAAGATTGCTATTGGTTTCATCTCTTAATATAAAGAAATAAGAAAAAATTAAGAGTATTACGAAGACGCTAGTTTTGCGATTATTTATTCAAGCCCTAGTTTTTGGGAACTCCAGCCATCAACCTTCTCAATACTGTCTTTAAGTTCCGTTAATTCAACTGTTTCAGGTTCATCAGTCGCTGTAGCCATAGCATCTTCTATGGATGCTCCGGCTGTGCTCTCAGTAATAGATACAATCTCATTAGTCGCCGCTCCCGCTCCGCCGCTAGCAAACATAGAAGACTTCCTATTGTCAAAGATAACATCCTTGTCAGTCATATTCTTCTTATACTCCTTCATTAGGGTATTGAGTTGCGTCTCAGCGTATTCTTGGTTCTCCAAGCAATCCGGATTAGGCGACCAAGGACACCAGCAACCTACCTGAGCGATATAGATGTTGAACTTGTTGTCAATCTTCTTTACGAACTCGCTACGGTTCTTTGCCTCCTCAATCGTATCAAACACACCTCTTACCTTAATGCCTCTAATTGAAGTGGTGAAGTTATTATCACGGTGATAAGATGTCTCCAGTTCTTGGTTATTCACCGACTTATAAAACCCGTATTGTTCGCTCATATCCTTCGGGTTAAAGATAAAGGCATTATTCTCTTTAACGGAGTCAACAAAATCTTTAGAGTCACTATACTTTGCCGAAATACCATCAAGAAGTTTTGTCATATCCTCGCTAAATTTAGTAATAAACTTGCTAAACATATAAGCTTCCTTATTCACTAGGACATCTTCGGGGCTGATAAATGATAGCAGCACGAAATTTTGCCCCCTGATAGGCTTGTCCTCATCTAGATAATCTACTTCTTTCACGCTAGTAATGGTAGTAGCTGAAGCGGAGGCAAGTTCTTCTACGGACATTTTATAATATATCTTTTTTCTAAATAGTATATATATTATAAATCTTATATATATTTTGTTATATATATATTAGTATAACATACAAGTCCAGCCATAAAGAAGATGGAATATTCTGTGGATTTCTGGGATGTTGTTGTAAGACTTCTTAAATATTCATTCGAGGGTCTCATCGTCGCCTTCGTAGCCCTCATATTACCTAATAACAAATTGGATTGGAGCGAAATATTTATGCTGGCTTTAACCGCTGCTTGTACCTTCTCCGTCCTTGACTTGCTATCTCCAGCAGTTTCAGCAGGTGCCCGTCAAGGTGTAGGGCTAGGCGCTGGCTTCAGGATGGTAGGTTTCCCTAATGGAATTTAGGGATAGCCGTAGCCGTAGCTGCCTTTACCAAGATATTCATTATAACGAAGGTATAATCTCGTAATTAAGTTCTATACATATTTTTTTCCATATTTGGTCTTGTACATATAGTTTCTCTCTGCTTTTTAATAAAGGAAAATACTTGAGATATTCATTTAGCCCCAATATTTGAAAGAACTTATACAAAACATAACTATAAGACAAGAAGTTCTTCCTGTCCTTCGGGCAGTGTTTCAAGAATGGCGCTTGTATATTTCTAAACATATTACATAACTTATCCTCCAGTTCTTGGCTAAATTGCGGAGTGGGTATCCCGTTAATCCGGTTAATAATATAATTGATATGCTCGTAATACTTATTAATCCTCAGCCGCTTGAGAATGTCCCTCATCTTGTTATATGTTATTGTCTTAGTATCCATAATTTTCTCCTTCTTTATCTCTGTTAAAATCTTCTCAAATATTTCGTCAGGAATGTCCGTGCTCTCTTTCCCCTGAACCTGATTACACCATTCCCTAAAATGATTAATACGCTTATAACTAAAATGCGAGGTATCCTTGGTATTCTGCTTTAATATAGGTCTGTTCTGCTCGACTAGCAGCAACTCTTGATACCCGCAAATATTACAAATAATTATAGCATCGTGCTGTAGACAAGTCATCTGGTTCTTACAATTCTTACATATTTCTATGTCCTCCTCCTCCACATTCCTAACATACTTTTTGTTTATTATAGACATATACTTATCCACTAGCGAACTCTTATCTATCACATTCTCTTTAACGCTATTTGTATTACTATTAAGGCACGATGGATTATGTCTAATGACGCCTAGTGAGCCACCGCTCTCGCCGCTCCCGCCGCTCTCGCCGCTAACACAGCCTAAATTATTTTCGCTGCTTAAATTATTAAGGGCATCTAGAACATTTATTGTAGTCGCTGAAACAGACGACCTCTTCTTTTTAGAATCGTTCTTGTAAATCTTCGGTTGCCTACTCAGCAATTCGCTAGAAGATATACAGACACCGTTAGATATAGAGGCGTGAGTATTGCTGATGTTAGACTGTTTCTCCACCGTATCGTAATACTGAAATAAAATATAACTGGTGTTCTTGTAATACTCAACTTCGTTATACGAGTCTAACTCCTTAATATTGTTTTTAAGTTCTATAATTTTCTCCCTAATAATAATATTGCTAGTCCATAGATTATTCACATATTCCTTGTCGGCAGCAGCGGTAGCGGCGGCGTTCCTATAAACCCCGATATTATCCATAATGAGGTTAGATTGTGCCTCTAAATCCAGCAATAATATCCTGTAGTTCTCTTTGTCCTTGTTGGTAAGTTCAAACTTCTTTATAATATTGTTGTGCATCGCATCCAAAGTGAATACCTCATTATTGTCAGTAACATACTTTTTTTTAGACGATTTCTCTTTAAACATCGTATATAATAGAATAATTAATATTAATTTTTATATAATAAAATAATATGTATTAATACACATAATACATATAGATAGATTTAATTCATATTTTTTTCTCCTCTAATAGTATAAAGAATATAGCGTAAATGGGTGGTGGTCTTCTTCAATTAGTAGCTTACGGAGCACAGGATGTTTATTTAACTGGTAATCCTCAAATTACCTTCTTCAAGGTTGTGTATCGTCGTCATACTAACTTCGCTATTGAGGCTATCCAACAAACCTTCAACGGCACCGTAGGATACGGACAAACTGTTAATTGTCAAATATCCCGCAACGGTGATTTAATCAACCGTGTGTATCTCCAAGTTGCCCTACCCAAGATTACAGGTATTGATGGTCTTACTGCTTATAATAATGAAGGCGCTCGCTATGTTAACTATATCGGTCTCCGTCTTATTAAGTCCGTCCTTATTGAGATTGGCGGACAACAAATTGACAAGCACTACTCCGACTGGCTATACATCTGGAACGAACTCTCCCTGCCCCGCGGCAAGCGCTACGGTTATGATACTATGGTTGGCGCCGACAAGGATATCACCTCGTATAACAATACTACCCTCTACATCCCTCTAGAGTTCTGGTTCTGTCGTAATGTCGGTCTCGCCCTCCCTCTAATCGCTCTTCAATATCACGAAGTTAAGATTAAGATTGACTTTGAGACTAAGGCAAACTGCCTTATCTCCCTAAAGCCGTCCGCATCTACCGATTCGGAAGCCTATGTTTCAGGCACCCCTCCCACCGGTACTGTTGCCGACATTACTGATATGTCCCTGTGGGTTGATTACATCTTCCTTGATACCGATGAACGCCGGCGTTTCGCTCAGTTGTCGCACGAGTATCTCATAGAGCAACTCCAATTCACCGGAACTGAGACCCTTAACGGCGGTGCTACTAACCGTGTTAAACTTAACTTCAATCACCCCTGTAAGGAACTAGTCTGGGTCGCCAAGCCCAACAACTTCGCAAAGAAGGCTTGCTGGTATAACTACACTAGCGTTGATAATGTTGATTTAACCAGCAGCATCATAACCGCACAACTCCCTGCTCCTGTTGCAGGTAATATTAATATTACCAACTTCTCCTCATCTAACTATATGGCTGGTTTCAACTTCGGCAGCAACAATTCAGGACAAATCGCCGCTTCATCTCCTTTCGCCGATACCATCCTCCAACTTAACGGCAACGACCGTTTCAGCGTTCGTGACGGCACCTACTTCTCGTTCGTCCAACCCTATCAGCATCACACCAATATCCCTAGCAATCCTGGTATTAATGTGTATTCTTTCGCACTCAAGCCGGAAGACCATCAACCGTCAGGCACTCTCAATATGTCCCGTATTGATACCGCAACCCTTATGGTTACCACCAAGGCAGGTTTAAAATCTGCTCTCTCAGGCACCCCTGCCTTAACCTATGATGGTATCAACATATACGCTGTGAATTATAATGTTCTTCGTATCCTCTCGGGTATGGGCGGACTTGCTTATTCCAATTAAATATTATACAGTATTGTTATGTATATATATATTACTTTGTAATGAGTAATGAATGTATAACGAATGTATAACGAATGTATAACGAATGTTATTCCCTTTTTTTTTTCTCCTCTAATAGTATAAAGAATATAGCGTAAATGGGTGGTGGTCTTCTTCAATTAGTAGCTTACGGAGCACAGGATGTTTATTTAACTGGTAATCCTCAAATTACCTTCTTCAAGGTTGTGTATCGTCGTCATACTAACTTCGCTATTGAGGCTATCGCACAAACCTTCAACGGCACTCCTGGATACGGCAACCGTGTTACTTGTCAAATATCTCGTAATGGCGATTTAGTCCATCGTATGTATCTTTCTCTCAAGATACCCACGGGAAATACTGTAGAGTTATGCGCCTTCTATGGTCTTCGCTTAATCAATTTTGTTGAGATTGAGATTGGCGGACAAAAGATAGACAAGCACTACTCACACTGGCTGTATGTCTGGAACGAACTCTCGTTACCTAAGTCAAAGCGTGATGGCTATAATAAGATGGTGGGTCAAACTGGCGGACTTCTCACAGACGAGACCCTTTATGTGCCTCTAGAGTTCTGGTTCTGCCGTAATGTCGGTCTCGCTCTTCCTTTAATCGCTCTTCAATATCACGAAGTTAAGATTAACATCCAATTTGAGACTGGTGCTCTATGCCGTGGCGCAGGCACCGACGCTTCAGCCTTCCCTAACGCTACTCTCTGGGTTGATTATGTATTCCTTGATACCGACGAGCGCCGCCGTTTCGCCCAGTTGTCTCACGAATACCTCATAGAGCAACTCCAATTCACGGGCTCTGAATCAATCTCCTCAACCAAATTAAACTCCAAGCTCTCCTTCAATCACCCCTGTAAGGAACTTGTATGGTTCGCTTCTAAGAAGTCAGTCGCTTCAGGAACCACTCAGCAAACAACCAACAACAACTGGTTCAACTACACTACCGCACAGGATGCTATTAACATAGGCGCTAACGCCCCTTATAACTTGAACCTTCTACACAACAAGACCGTTAGTTCAAGTTCTATAATTGCGATGAACCCTATCACAACTGCTAAACTTATCCTTAACGGTAATGACCGTTTCTCGGGACGCCCAGGTTCATACTTCAATCTCATACAGCCTTTCCAGCATCACGAGAATATCCCGACGAATGCCGGTATTAATGTGTATTCATTCGCCCTCAAGCCAGAGGAGCACCAACCTTCAGGCACTCTCAATATGTCCCGTATTGATACTGCTACCCTTTCTCTTGACCTTAACGCGACCTTAACTGCTACCGATATGTCATCCACTTTAAATGTGTATGCCGTTAATTATAATGTTCTCCGTATCCTTTCTGGTATGGGCGGTCTTGCTTATTCTAACTAAATAATATATAATGGTAATATGTAATGGATATATACTAGATGTAATGGATATATACTAGATGTAATGGATATACTAATGTAATGAGTAATGAATGTATAACGAATGTATAACGAATGTTATTGCCTTTTTTTTTTCTCCTCTAATAGTATAAAGAATATAGCGTAAATGGGTGG